ACCGGAACTGGATTATATGAAGAAGATTCTAATACAACCTATCTTCAATCGGCATCATCACTAAAGAATGCAGATTCACTTCTAGACTCAGCAATCTTTGCAATACAAAATGAACTAGATGCGACTCAAACTGGTGCTGGTTTAGATACAGATGGAAGTTATATTGCCAAGACGGATGCTAATTATATCGATGGGGCAGTTTCGTTGCAGGATGCAGACGAAAAACTTGACGCACAATCAAAAGTAAACGCAGCTGCAATCTCGGCAGAAACTACCGCAAGGCAAAATGCGGATACTTCGTTACAGACAGAATTAGATACAACTCAATCCGGAGCAGGACTAAGTGTCTCTGGTCAATATGTCGCAAATAGTTCCAGCACTCATTTGACCACAGCAACGAGTCTCAAAGATGCAGATAATAAACTTGATGCTGTGTTAGGAAATCTCCATGCAGTCGCAACTTCTGGATCTTATGATGACTTGGAGGATAAGCCAGGTTTGTTCTCTGGATCTTATAATGACTTGACCGATGTTCCTTCTGGTGTAGACCTATCTGAATATGCTACGGAAACATATGTTGATAATGCAGTATTCTCTGGCGACTACAATGACTTGGAAAATAAACCAACAATACCCTCATTAACAGGATATGCCACAGAAACGTATGTCACCACTGCAATTAATAATTTAGTTGACGGAGCGCCCGATGCACTAGATACACTCAATGAACTGGCAGATGCAATTAATGATGATGCAAATGTTTATGATACTCTGATAGCCAGGACTGCATCTTCTTCTACGTTGGGCCAGATAAAAATAGGATACTCAGCGAACGCTAAAAATTATCCGGTAGAATTGGATACAAACAATAGGGCATATGTGAATGTGCCTTGGGTTTCTTCTACTGGCGGTGGCGGAATATCTCTCGATGATATTAGCGTAACTTCCGGCTCCGCAAGTGGTGGCGGTTCATTGAGTTATAATAATACTACTGGAGTATTCTCATTTACTCCTGCAAGTATTCCTACTATCCCTACTGTTCCTACAAATACCAGTGACCTCACTAATGATTCTGGATTTATTACATCATCAAGTATCCCATCAGTTCCTACAAATAACAATCAACTGACAAATGGTGCTGGGTATCTTTCTTCAATCCCTGCAGCTACTTCTCAGCATCTAGGTGGAGTCAAAGTATCATTCAGTAATGGCAATCTCTATATCTCGACTTCATAATGACTAAGTTTCACTATAACGGCAGTGTACCTACTAATGTTTACTACAATAACCAAGTGGTAAATAAAGTATTCTATACAGACGCAAATGGGATCAATACCGAAGTATGGCCATTAACACCATCAGAAACTATCGTTGGTGGAACAGTCAACTTATTGCAGAACTCTAATAGTCAATTTACGGTTACTGTTTCGATCAACACAAATGGATCAATTACATTCTCCAGTACCGCTGGACAAGCAAGTCTATCTCCAACCAGTTCTAGTTGGGCAACTGGTGGAAGTTCTTCTGTTGGTGATGATTATTCAGTAAGAGCAACTCATTCCGGACAGGCAAATGCCTCTGGATCATTCGGTTCGTATCAAGCGTTATCATCCAATGTTTTGTACACGTTGCAGACCGGAAACTCTGGAGCAGTTGCTGGAAATCTCTTTTTGACAATTAAACATAATGATACTAATGCAACTACATCGAAAACTATTCAGTACCTTATAGAAGTAGAAGACGGTGCTGTTGGCGGTGGGTTCGGCGGTAGCGGTGGTGGAAACTAAAGATTATAAATAGTTTTTTACTCAGAGGATTATATTATGGGATTTAGATTATCATCAAGATCATTAAAGAGACTAGACGGAGTTGATCCGGATTTAGTCCAAGTAGTCAAATACGCAATCGAAGAAACCAAGATTGATTTCGGAGTCATCGAAGGTGTCCGTTCTATTCAGAAACAAGAAGAACTGGTTGCTGCTGGAGCATCACAAACAATGAAGTCCAAACACCTAGAAGGCCGCGCAGTCGATCTTATGGCTTATATCGGTAGTCGCGGAAGTTGGGAACTCAATGTCTATGACGAAATCGCAGATGCAGTAAAAATTGGTGCGGAGAAAGTTGGAGTCGCTGTTCGCTGGGGTGCTGCATGGACTATCAGCGACATTAGAGATTGGGACGGAACTATGGAAGATGCGATGAACTCTTACATCGATACGAGACGTTCTCAGGGTAGAAGGCCGTTCATTGATGCCCCCCATTTTGAATTAATGTAGGGACTGTCATAATTCTGTAACATTTTTTTATATATAGTATAGTTGTCACAATTTTGTAACAATTATATTATAGGAGTAAAAAATGTCTAATGTTGTCCTGATATGGATGTTAAGTCCACTTGCGCTTTTTATGGTGTCACCATTTGCCTACGCACTAATATTTTAGTTATATCAACTATCACCCTTAGACCAAATCGGTCTAAAAAAACTTAAATTATTTTCAAAAAGTCCTTGACAATATCTCTCTAATCAACGATAATATGCTCATATTTTGTTGATTAGAGAGAAAAATATGAGAATGAAAGGTGTTCCAGAACTTCCCCAGTCGATGATAAATCAGATGACTCGTAAAGAGGCTACTCGGATTATCAATCGTTTTGGTGGATTCGAAGGTGCCTCCAATGGTTCCTACGAGATGCGTCTTAAGTATCTGATGTTGTGCGATAAGTACGGCGAAGAAAGTGAGAAGGTCGATGACTGGATCATGTACTGGAGGCGTGAACTCAACGCACTCATCAAGTATCACACTCCCAAAACTCTTTGGGAAAAGATGCTTTCCAAAATTGGTATTCACATCAAGATATAAGGAGACTTTTATGGGTTATACCGCAAGCTTTGTGACTGGTCAGACTGGTCACTATTCAATCCAAGAGATCGATGGCGATCTTTTTGACCTCACCAATATGCAAGTCGGAGAGATCGGAACTAAGTTCGAACTCCCCGAAATGAAGTTTTTCAAGTCGGTTCAGTTAAATGAACTGATCAGTGTCACCAAGGCGTGGGCTGAATCTTGGAATCTTCTTGCAACCAAGGTTATGGAAGAAGGTGTGGAGTTGACTGAGACTGTCGAACTCTATCGCGAAGCTTCTTCCGGAACTAGGGGTTGGAAGTGTATCGAGGTTGGTGGAGTCAAGTACGCCATCAAGAATGGAAAGTACCTTGTCTTATGAGGAAGTTTCCTACAGATCTAGATCTCTATGAAGAACATAGAGATTTTGATCAACTGCCTAGTGCTGTGGATGACGCAGCACAGGCAATGATGGAGGCTGCAACTCCAGAGGAGGAAGAGGAATTGCCCACTTGGGGCGAGATCATAAGAGATCCAGAGACATGGCCAATACTTGCTGTTATAGTATTGACTTTAATTTTGAACTTTACTTGGTAGAATATGAGATATCGACAAGAAATAACGGAATGGGATGAGAGTGACGGCAAGGTTTCCAACCACATCTACATCACATCAGGCAGTTCTCTAATGGGCTATATCCCATTCGGAACTAAAACTCCTAAATATTTTTCAAAGCCACCATCCAATTGGAGTGTTTCGCGGAGAAAATTTAGGGATCTTACCAAAAAGGAATTACTAGAACTGGGTTTATGCTAAAAAAGTATAAAAAAAGCCTTGACTTCAGTTCCAATATATGAGAGCATAGCTCTGTAAGTTGATAGAGAGATCCAAAATTATGTCCAATGTTTTTTCTGTAAATCGCGGTTTGATGGGTGAAACCAAGATCGCCAAGATTACAGTTGAATGGTGTGCAAAAAAACTTCTTCCAAGATTTAGAACTCTTGATATTGAAGTCATCTTTAAGAATTTCGGAGACGGAACTCACGCAGAATGTCACCATATGGGTGGCAATGAGTTCGAAATTTATATCCAAAAGGGTATGAAAATTTTTGATTTGATCTCCGCCCTTTGCCATGAAATGGTTCATGTAAAACAATATGCTCGTAAAGAGATAAAAGACATCTATGATGGCCCTTGGCACGTTGGAACGATGTGGAAAAAGTCTCCAAGAAATTGGGATAAAGTCGAGTATGTTGAACAACCGTGGGAAAAGGAGGCATATCGACTTGAAGTGCCTCTAGCAATGGAGTGTTTTCGTGAAGCACATTCAGATTTCTAGGAGAGAGGATATGACGCATTTCGATCAATGGTTACTTATGATGTATAACGAAAATTGCAAGGAAAGGATGTATTATAAAATACCAGCCTTTGCAAACTTTTGGGACTACTATCAGGCGAATAAAGAGTTTTTGGAAAACAAATATAATGAGGAGTTTTATTATGAACCCAAGGCTTGAATATTTTTTGGTCTACGCATCCATAATTTTCGCAACTGTCTTTGTAACTCATGCGGTTCATGGTGCGGAACTGATTGAAGCAGAAGTTATATCTTCTGAACCTGTATACTATGAAGTGGTCAACAAAAGACCTCAAAGAATATGCAGAGATGTTTTGGTTCCGATTGAACGTCATCGATCTGGTGGCGGAAGAATCGGTCGATCTATAGATCGCAAATTCGGGTCTACAGGCGGTCTAATAGGCGCTGTACTGGGTGGCGGACTTGGGAGTAGAGTTGGTGAGGGTAAAGGTAAAACTGTCGCTACGATCACCGGAGTCGTTGTAGGTGCGCGAATTGGAGATAGGGTAGAACAAAGTCGTAGAGAAAGGAACACAGAATACAAAACTGTGAACCAATGCGAGACTGTTTTTACTGAAGAAGTCTTCCAGAGAGTAGACTACTATAGAGTTACTGTAGAAGTCGATGGAATTTATACCACTACGAATGCCAAAAGGCAGCCGGGAGTTGGTAGTAAGATTAAGGTGTTAATGAAATAATGTTTGGACGGAAAAGAATTATAATGGATAGGGATGATAAACGTCCCTATATGATCCGATGGCAATTGATAAAGGATAAGATCGATACTCTCAGCCAAAGTAGAGATCTCAAATTCAACATATATCTCCACAAGATTATGTTATCAGACGAACCAGTTCTTCACGATCATCCTTGGGATTACTTCACATTTATTCTCTGGGGCGGATACTGGGAACATACACCAGAAGGTAAATTCTGGAGAGGGCCGGGTCACTGGAGATTTTCCAAAGCAGAAAGTTTGCATTGGATAGAAATTCCAGAAGGTTCTTATGCATTGAGTCTCTTTATGAGAACAAAGAAAACTAGAACTTGGGGGTTTAATACCAACAAGGGATGGGTGGACTACAAAAAATATTTAACAGAGCGAGCAACAAATGGGTCTTGAGTACGCAGAAAAAAATTGGAATACATTAACTCAGTTGATAAAACAAATTGAGTCAGATGGAAAGGAGAAGATTAAAGATTATACTGGAATGCATATAATCACAAATAAGTTTACTTATGGTCTTGCTCATGGCCGTCTTAGTGTATATGACAAGAAAGAAAATTTACTCAATCCCATAGTCGGTGATCCTTTGGAGTGATTTTGGATCGGGGTGTTGTTTCCACGCAACACTAGAAATGTGAATAAACATCAAAATTATGTTCACTTTTCACACTATTTTTACCTCCTAATTTATAAATAATTTCGTTACTCAGAGTAACGAAGTGACGTTACACAAAGTAACTCAACCCTATGTCTTAAAGGAGGCAAAAAATAAAACAAGAATGAGAAATATTGAGGAAAATCTGGTAAGTCAACAATCTAACAGTTGGATTTTCACAGATAGCTTTGGAAAAAAGTTAGAATATTTTATGTATTTCGCGATTGGTTTCGGCCCATCTATTGCTGCGTTACACGCACTAGGAAATATGTAATGATAAGAAGAATAATAATCGCTGCAATTGCATTCATCACCCTAACAGGATGCACAACCTCGACTACCAGCGAGCTCTCCAGATATGGATTTTCGAATATGAGTCCAAAAAGAGAGATGCTCGGTAAATGTCTAAGTAAATACGGTATTCAGTACAGAAAAAAGACAGGAAGAGACTTAGTTTTCATTAACGGATACAGCGTATTTGATTATTGTAGAGTCAAAGTAGCTAACACAGATTTCGGTGTTGCTGGTTAAAACTCCATAATATCTTCATAAAGACCCCGATTTAGGAAACTGAATTGGGGTTTTTCGTAATAAAAGATTACTAAATATTTTCCATGTCAAATTTTAATGATAGACTTTTCTATAAGAAATTGAAATTGATAGAGGCGCCTCACAATATTCTAACGACTAAAGTGCAGGACTTCGATTTTAAATTATACGATGCTCCACAATTGAGTGTGGAGATGATAGACATTATGTTATTTCACGCTGGTCGAGGACTCAGTGCGAACCAACTCAACCTAGATGCTCGTATTTTTGTCATGCAGAAAAGTTCTGGTGAATTTTTTACAGCAATCAATCCCAAAATAATATCCAAATCCGAAAAGACTCAAATAGATACGGAAGGCTGTTTGAGTTACCCCAATGTATTCTTAGAAATATCTAGACCGGAATCAGTCGAGGTAGAGTATTACGACGAACATGAAAATAAAGTAACTGAGTTTTTGAGCGGAATCGACGCAAGATGTTTTCAACATGAATTAGACCATTTGAATGGTATTGTGTATACATCTAAGGTTTCTGGTCTTAAATTGCAAAGAGCAAAAGCTCGCGCAGCGAAAAAATGGCAGAAACAGTATTACTATTCGTCAACAACGAAAAATAATTATACTATAAATAATAGTAATATTATGGGGGTTCATAATGGAACTGGACTTAAAAACAGAATTCGAAAAATATAAAACTATCGAAAAGACAGGTGAGTACTCTACATCTGTCGCTAAACAACTAGCACTCTTTTCGGTGTTAGTGTATAAAACCGATAACAAGCATTTCCTAGAAAATGCCTTGTCGAGTTACACCAAATCACATTTCAAAACTTTTGATAACGATGGTACAGAAGCACTCGTAGTAAAGACCGGAACTTGTATTGTTCTTGCTTTTCGCGGAACTGAACCAACAGAACTCAAAGACATCTTAGCTGATATCAATATCATCCCAAAGAAATCCGAAGAACGACAAGGGATTGTTCATAGTGGTTTCGCAGAAGCCCTTGATAAAATTTGGGATGATGTAGAACTTTATCTGGACTCAATCCATGCGTCTGGAGATTTGGTCTACATTTGCGGTCACAGTTTGGGAGGCGCTCTCGCAACTGTTGCTGCTGCTAGATCGAAGTACCTTTGTCAAGTGTATACTTATGGCCAACCTAGAGTTGGAAGTAAAAAGTACGCAAAGAATGTAAAATCAACCATCTACCGCCATGTACAAGGAGCCGATATAGTTCCTGCCGTTCCGTTGCCTATGTTGTTCTATAGGCACATAGGAGACATTAAAGTGGTAGACAAGAAGAAAAAAATAGTGTACACTACAAAGTCTTTAATAAATTTTGATTGGATTAGATTTAAACTCATGGTAGGATCGATCTTTTCCAAAATACCGTTACTGTCATTGGTCAAAGACCATAACATATCGGATTATTATGATAATATTGCATAGGGAATAATATGCCAACATACACATATATTTGTAATTCATGTAATTATAGATTTGAGGAAATACTGAAAATATCCGAAAGAAATAGACCTCTACAGGAACCATGCGAAAAGTGCGGAGAAAATGCAGTATCTCAAACTATATTGAAAGTGAATGTCGGTGATCCGATTGCATTAGGTGTCAAAAGGATACCAAAAGACTTTAAAGAAGGAGTTTTAGATAAAGCTAGAAAAGCGCCAGGCGCAGTGATTTGAGTTTTACAATATGGGATATTATGGAGTGGCGTGTAACACAAGGAGCCATTTCATGGGTAAGCATAAACGGAAGACTGCGAGGTTCGCATTGAACGAGTCACACTTTAACTTAGTTGACATTCATCCAATGACTTCGAACCAGACCAGAGTATTTGAAGACTTTGAAAACGGAAAACACCTGTTTTTACATGGTGTCGCTGGAACAGGAAAGACCTATATTTCTCTGTATCTAGCAGCAAGAGAATTGTTTGACTTGGGCCCAAGATATAAAAATTTAAGCATAGTAAGGAGTGTTGTACCTACAAGAGATATCGGGTTCTTGCCCGGTTCAGAAGAACAAAAGATGGAAGTCTATGAGTCTCCATATAAATCAATCTTCTCTGATTTGTTCTGCAGAGGGGATGCGTACCCACTACTAAAAAAGAAGGGTGCAATTAACTTTATGACTACCTCATTCATCAGGGGAGTCACATTAAATGACACTATAGTTTTAGTGGATGAGTGTCAGAATATGAATTTCCATGAGTTGGATTCGATTATAACAAGGTTAGGAAAAAATTGTAGAATTATTTTTTGTGGAGATTTTCGACAAAGTGACTTCACAAAAACAAATGACAAGGATGGCATACTAAAGTTTATGGAGATTATGAAGAATATGCCAGATATCGGATTTACAGAATTTATAGAACATGATATTGTAAGGAGTTGTTTTGTTAAGTCATATATACTTAATAAGCTACAGGCCGGAATAGTCTAAGGAGAGATCGATGGGTGAACTAGTAGATGCAAGAGATGTATTCGCGGTTCGGAAACATATCAATGCAAAAGATTTGAAAGGCATTCAGAACTATATGAAAGCTGAAGAGTATGTGAGAAATATATCTCACAGTCTGATGGAAAATATTATTGATGCAATTGATCAGTCAGGGTTTAGTATCTCAGACAAAAAGACATTAGACGATTTAACTTTTATCAATATGGCATTGACTGCCACATTGGACAGACAGTTGGGGGTAGATAATCAATTCTACCAACATCTTGGAAAAATGATAAAGCAAATAAAAGCTGATATCAAAAAATAAAGGAGGCAAAGACATGGATTGCAAATGCTGCGAATGTTGTAATTGCGATTGTTGTTAAATAAATTATGTTTAATCATGTAGAGTTTGAGTCTGATGACTTCGAACTTAAAACTGTGAATGAAGATGGAAAAAGATGGTACGTTACTGATAGTGGTGGAAGATATCCTTCTATCACTACAGTAATTTCTTACTTTAGTAAAGCAGCCATCATGGCGTGGAGAAAACGAGTCGGAGAAGAAGAGGCAAATAAAGTCTCGCTCAAAGCTTCTCGCAGAGGAACCAACGTCCACTTAATGTGCGAAGACTATATCAACAATCTTCCTACGAAAAAGGAAGCGATGCCAAGCGACTTGGAAATGTTTCATATTATGAAACCAGTCCTTGATGAAAGAATCGGAAACGTCTATGCTCAAGAATACGCGATGTATTCGGATCATCTGGGAATAGCAGGACGATGTGACTGTATCGCGGAATTCGACGGTAAACTATCTATCATAGATTTTAAAACTTCTAAGCGCCCCCTCAGTGCGTTTGGTGGTGAGAAATTAGACAAGTACTTCAGACAGGCCTCAGGGTATGCAGTAATGTTTGAAGAACGAACTAAAATACCTGTTTCTCAGGTTGTTATTATTGCTGCAGTAGACAATGAGTTACATCCGGAAGTTCATGTCTCAAAGAGAGACAATCATATCGGAGATTTGATTGGAATGATTGATGAATATTATGTCAAAAATGGTCTGACAAATAGGAATAATTATCAATTAAAAAAGGGAATAATTGGGATGTAATGATTTCCAAATATTCCTCATTTTTTTCACGGTTTTTTGACGAAAATCAGAAAACGAGGTACTAAATATGTGGATCTGGTTAATTCAAGCTATCGCCGGAAGTATAATCGGAAGTGCTACAAGCAGTTGGTTTCAGAACACTGCAGCAGGGAGATGGTTCTTTGCAAAAGTATCTTCTACATACGACTGGGCCGCAGAGCGGTACAACTTAAAAGTCTTGGATGCAGAAGACACTTGGAGAAAAAAGTATCCGAATGTATCTGCAAAAATGGACGAATTAGAAAGTAGATTGGAGGCGCTAGAGGAAAAACAATAATTCACATAAGGATAACTCACAGTGGAAAACTACAGACAAGTTCAAGCAAGATTAACAGACCTAAACTGGGATGGAGAGGATTTTGATAACGAGACTGTCGTAACATCTTCGGCAGAACGTGCTGCGGAATCCGTAAAATCACTAACATCAGATTATACTAAATACTATAACGTGATTAAGAACACTGTGAGAAACTCGGCTTCGGTGAATTATGATCCAGACCTAGAGCCTATCGCAGTTTTATCTACAAACTAATATGTAGAATTTCTTGACAATATCTTAGTTATGTTATATAATTAAAGGGTTATTAACATAGCACAGGAAAGTTGTATATGAAATTTATGCTTCTGCTCGTTGCTGCGCTGGGAACACTCACTCCCAGCAAAGTAACCACTAGTATTACCGAAAAGAATGCCTTGATAGAAGAAGAAGTTCGATGCCTCGCAGAGAATGTATACTTTGAGGCAAGAAATGAGAGTATTATGGGGCAAATCGCTGTCGCATATGTAACTCTTAATCGTGTTTTTGCAAAGAAGCATCCTAATACAATATGCGATGTTGTTAGGCAGGGAGAATACAAGGAATCGTGGAAAACTAGGGCAACCAAAGATCCAAATGATGCTATATTCATCCCTGTGAAAGACAGATGTCAATTTTCTTGGTACTGCGATGGTAAATCCGATAAGATACTCGACTTGGTTGCATGGAATCGTGCAGTCAGTGTAGCCGCAATGGTTACTGTTGAGTACGGTTCGGAACGACATAGCGATCCTACTGGTGGAGCGTTGTGGTATCACGCAGACTATGTTCAATCTAAGTTCCATTCTAAGTTGGTTTATACCACTAAGATTGGTACTCATATATTCTACCGATAGGAAATCAATATGTTAAAGACCATGACTCAAAAAGAGTTCAGTGAAGAAATTGAAAAGTATGTAAAAACTACTAGAGAATCTTATATGGATTCTGTTATCATGTATTGTAAAGAAAATGATCTAGATTTTGAGAGTATTAACTCTCTTCTCAGTACAGTAATCAAACAAAAAATTCAATTTGAGGCAGAAAACCTCAATATGATGGCAAAAACTGCAAATCAACTTCCGCTGTGAGGTCGAGTCTGGTCATGGCCAGCAGAAAAATAGATGATTTTGAGTGTTATAAGATGTTTATAGCAATGAAAAATCATTTCTCAACAAAAAATGACTCCTACGATTACATAAAATATCGTGGGAGAGTCTCTATACCCGAAAATACCTATCTGAAACGAAAAGATCGATCCGTTTTCAAGGATTTGAGTAAAAAATATACTCGCAAAGAGCTAGAAAATTATTTTCTATCCGTATTTTTGTCTTCTAACGAAAATGGAACTGCAATTGCAAGGGGAGAATTCTTAAATTCCTCCGATTTACTCTCAGAAGAGACTCAAGACTACTATAAACTCTGGAAAACGAGAAATCAGAGTCTTTCATATCTGTTTGAGGAAGATTTTGGCAGGATTATGGAGTCTGCTGTCAAAAATAAATTAAATTTTAACGAAATTTTCCAATGTATCGATGGAGATTACCCTTTGGTCATGCAAATGGAACGTAGAGGCATGATTTCTATCGAAACATTGGTTATTTTAGACAAAATTCTCGACTTCTTGGACAATGTGAAGATATCAGATACCATCTACTGGCCGATATACAAAAGAAAGTGTAAAAAGTACTCAGGATTTTTGGTGATAAATAATAAATCCTATACTAAAAAAGTGAGAAAGATACTATTAGACGATTATTACGAAGAGTATGGTAAATCACTAGAGAAGTAAAATGCAACTAGCAATAATTACACTTATGTCGGCACTAGCAATTAGTGGAGTCGCCGCATATTATTCTATATTTGGATTGGCAAAGATATTTTCTGCAGCTGTTCTTCCAATTATCATTATGGGTGTGGTTCTTGAGGTCGGAAAACTCGTAACCGCATCTTGGTTATATCGAAACTGGAAAACTTGTCCACTACTACTCAAAACATATTTTGTAAGTGCGGTAGTGGTCTTGATGTTCATAACCTCTATGGGTATTTTTGGGTTCTTATCGTCTGCACATATAGAACAGACTCTGGGAAACCAAGAGAATCAATCTAAGATACTCAGAGTAGAGGAAGAAATCCAACGGACAGACTATCTTATTGATGCCGCAGAAGCAAAGATACAAGATCTGGAAAGTGCGGATATAGATTTCTCTGATGGGATACAGGGCCAGATAGATAGAGAACAACAACGAATAGATACCGCATATGAACGTGCGGATCCTCAGATAAAATCTCAGATGGGTATCATCGAAAGAGAGAATGAGATTGTCGAGAATAGAGTCAAACCTTACAGAGATGAGATTGCAAATATTGATTCTCGTATGGATCAACTTGATACTGCTATACAAGAAAACAACGTAAGAATAATCCAAAGAATTGTCGGTACTATTGTCGATGGTTCTTACGGAGAAGAAACTGCGTCTAAAGTCGATTACTTTAGGGCCCAACAATTAGAAGAAAGAGACAAACTTCTAGTAAAGATTGACGAAATAAGAAACAAAGACAACCAGAATATAGACTCCGCAATGGATCAGATTGCGGATATAAGAAAAACTGTGCGTCAGGAGATAACTGACTCCAATGCTCTTATACAACGTCTTAGAGCGCAACTGGGAACGCCTGTGAACGACAATAAACTAGAGTTGGTTGCAGAACAAAGAAATATTATAGATACCCTAGAAGACAAACTGGACGATCTTAACTTAGAGAAGTTCGATTTAGAAACAAGTTACCGACAACTGGAAGCAGAAGTCGGGCCGATTAAGTATATCGCAGAACTTGTAACAGGGAATAACGCTTCAGAAGAAGAATTAGAGAATGCAGTAAAATGGATCATACTTCTCATTGTATTTGTATTCGATCCCCTTGCGGTGCTTCTATTGATTGCTGCAAACATGAATCTGGTTGCGGTTAAGAACGCAAAACTAGCATCAGAAGGCCCAGTAGATATTCCAAATTTTGATGATGCAGAAAATGTGTTAATGAAAACCTCTGGCGGATGGCAGAGACTTGATAGAACAGAGAAACGTCGAAGGGAACTCAACGAAACTCTGAAGGATGAAAACGAAACTTAAGGAGAAGTTATATTATGCCGATGAAATATCAGAAGAGCGTTACAAACGTGAATCGACAAACAAAAAAGAAAACAATAAAACATTACTATATGAAGAGCCTCACTAAAGATGAGGTTTTGGAAAAATACTATACAGCGAATAAACCGAAATTAAAGCAAAAATTCCGAAACGAGTTAATCTCTAATCGGGGTTTCACACAAGAATCTCTTCAACTTGCGGAAGCAAGTAGGGATAATTAGTAGTTGACAAACCAAAGTCTCTTTGGTATGATACTACACAATATCATAATGATGATATTGACAATACGAAAAATACTACGAATATAAGGAAATACTATGTCGAATGCATTCGCAAAACTCAAAAAGGGTAAGGACTTCAGCAAACTCACTGCTGAGTTAGAGAAGATCCAATCCCCCCAACAAACTTCTTCCAATAGAGATGATCGTTTCTGGAAGCCAACTACAGACAAAACCGGAAATGGTTATGCTGTAATCCGATTCTTACCGCCTCCTGCGGATGAAGATTTGCCTTGGGTTCGCGTCTTTACTCATGGGTTCAAAGGGCCCGGTGGTTGGTTCATTGAGAACTCTTTGACAACCTTGGGTAAGAAGTGCCCTGTCAGTGAAGCAAACACTGAATTGTGGAACACTGGGACTACGGAAAACCAAAACCTTGCGAGAGAACGCAAGCGTAAGTTGAAGTATTATTCCAACATCTATGTGGTGAGTGATCCAGCTCATCCCGAAAATGAAGGTAAGGTATTCTTATACCAGTTTGGTAAGAAGATCTTTGATAAGATCTCTGACATCATGCAACCAGCATTTGAAGATGAAGAGCCAATCAACCCATTTGATTTGTGGGAAGGTGCGAACTTCAAGTTGAAGATTCGAACTGTGGACGGTTATATCAACTATGACAAGTCTGAGTTTGATTCTGTTAGTGCATTGTCTGATGATGACGATGAGTTAGAATCAGTCTTTAACAAAGAGTATTCTTTGCAAGAGTTTGTTTCTCCTGAGTCATTCAAGACTTATGAACAGTTAAAGGAACGTCTTGATAGAGTTCTTGGAACTGTATCTGTGACTAGGACTGCTGCAGAGGATATGGTTGAAGACACGATGGAAGTTCCATTCGCAGTCGAAGAACCAGCTCCTGCTCCTGCAAAGGAAAGAGTTGCAACTGTGGAAGATGAAGAAGATGATGCGTTGTCTTACTTTGAGAAGTTAGCAAACGAGGATTAATATCTCTCAGGGGCGAGGAAACTCGCCCCACTTCTTATCCCTTCTTATAAATCTTATAAGCACCATATAGAATCGCTGCGTATGCAATGTACGCAACAATAGATTTAACAAATAATACCGCAACGCCACCAGCGATTAGTACCGCCCCATCCCATGTAGAAGCTTCTCCTACTTTCTCTTTCAGTTTTGCTTTTAGATATTCCAATTGTAACATAAGATTCTCCTTATACTGCACCGGATAGTGCTGAGTTTATTTTGTTGAAACTATCTTCAGTATTGTATGCCTTTGTTGGGATTACAGTACTGCTTGAATTTGATACGTTATTGTTAGTTACATTTGATAGATTGTTGAGTATAGGACTGATATTGGTCGATGCACTCTTCTCTATCGCACTCTCTTTCATAACATTCGCAGCAGAACTTCTTACTCCAGCCATAGGAGATGATATATTTCCAAGCTCTTGCGTAGGCGCACCAGAAACCTGTTCTAGAGGTACAGATTCTCCAGCAGGGATAACTACACCCTCTCTGACTGCAACTTCCTGAGAAGGACTCTGTGTTCCCTGAGCGAGTTCTGTGGGTATGACTGATACATTTTCATTTTCTGCAGATTCTATATTAGGAGACTCTAGTCCGAGTATACCTCTTCTCTCTCTCCTAGATCTTCTTCTTTCGTCAAGAACAACTACATTTTCTCTTGGTTCGGCCGACCGCAACGCATCGGGCGGAGGCGAAGTTGTCACGGATTCGTCAATATTTGTTTCTTGGTTTGCGTTAGTTATATTTGGATTAGAACCTGTAGATGACCTACCAAAGAACCTATCAAAGATGCTTCCTCTACTATTTGAATCATCTGGAGTGGTTGTCGAAGTATCATTAGATTCTTCTTCATCATCTTTAAAGAATCTTCCGATGCCCGGAATTTTAGACAACATTCCTCTAATAAATGATACGAAAGAATCGAAGAATCCAGAAATAGCAGAACTTATTTTTTCTGGCAGCGCGGCAACGAACTCTCCGATCTTTTGTGGGAGATCTGAAGTTATAAACGCAACGGCAGCTGCAATTCCAGCACCCACTGCCATTATTTTTAACGCAATTGGACTGAATAACATTCCAAGAACTTTGGGAATAGTTGTCAAGAATCTTAGAACTCCCTTGAACATTCCCAAACCTCCAGCAATAGATTCAAATACTCCTTTATTTTCTTCTCTTGCCCCTTCTGCGGTTTCTATAGAATCTTCTAGAAGAGAACTTTGATTTCTTTCTACTCTCAGATTTGCTTGATCAGATCGTCTCTTTTCTCTTTCGGATTCAATCGCATCAAGTTCTCCTTGAGATTGTTGAGAACTCAAAAATTCTAGTAGATCTCTGATTTCTTGTAAGAAAGGTGAACTGACAGGAACACTCTCAGAAGAATCTGACCCAGTTTCTCTTATCGTGGTTGTTGAAGTAGTAGTATCGTTATCGCCCCCCTCTGTTACTCTAGAGACTAAACTTGATTCTATTCTTTCTCCAACCTCTCCAGTAATTTGATTTATTTCTGGAGAATCTGAACCAGATTCTGTGGGAGAAACTCTTTCTTGATCTGTGGGTTCTATATCCAAACCAACACGATCTCTTAATTCTTGTATTCTTGTTTGTTCTGCCTGTGCGTTATCTCTCTGTTCTTTCGCAATCCTAGACTGTTCTATAATTCTGTCTCTTTCTTCGTTAAAGATCTGTTCTCTAGTTTTGTTAGCCTCTTCCGCTTTCTTTTGTATATCTTCTTCGGAGAGATTTAATTTATTTTGGACATCAGATTCTGAAATCTGTTCTCTTAGAATTCTTCTTTCTTCGGAATCAATTCTTTCTTGTTCTCTAAAGAGTTCTCTTTGTTTTTCTCTGATAGTTTTTTCTTCTCGTTTTTTCTTTCTGAAATTTCTGAACGCAACTACACCCTTTCTTACACTATCGCCCAAGAATTTAACTCCCAGTGCAAGGATAGGACTATCAGACACCACTCCAGCAACAACTGCACTTATATTTGTTACTCCTTCGGTGAGAGTCTCTGTTATTTTTGATCCCACATCATTCATTAAAGAAGAATCTGATTTGACTCTTTGATCGTGCATTTGGATTAGTGACTGAAATCTTTGTTTGTCAGAATCGCCGACTTCTTTGGAGTCTTCGATCAACTTTGCGATATTCGCCATTTCTTTTCTACTGGCCCTGCGTTCTTTCGCTTCCATATCTCCTTGTTTTGATATCAAATCGGATACTTGACGTAACGCTTCATTCGCAGTATTAGATTCTAATGCGCCACTAGCACTGTCTAGACTCTCAGACAACCCCCGATAGTCCATATTTACGGATTCTAATTTATCTATTACTGAGTCTAGACTTGCTTCAGCCATTATTTGTCGCCGTTAAAAGACTTATTTGATTTACTTGTTCCAGCATAAAGACCAAACCATGCAGCACCTGCCCCAACGATTACTGAGATAAGACCGGATTGTTCCATAGATGGTGCTGGAAGATCCATATACCAAAGAACTGTTTTGTATAATAAGAATATGTATACAGATAAGAATAATCTTGGAAAAATTCTCCAAGCATCAATCGCGGCCGCAAGATGAATCATTTTTTTGTATGGATTACTTCCGCTGTTGACTGTATCTGTGTCAATTTCTAGATCTATTTTAACTTTTTTTGTTAAAGGTTTTTCTGTCGCCATAATAATTTCCTATTTTTTCATTCTATCTTTTTCTTCTTGTAGATAGTTTAAGAGCATTGATACATAGATTTCTCTTTCCCACGGCATCATATTCTCTAATTCTGTCAGACTATATTTATGGTGTTGCATCAATGCGAAGTTCGTCTGATAGAGAGAATATAATGTTTCATGATATAAACCTATACGAAAAAATCGGTGATTCCTCGTAGTTTAAAGGTATTTGTCCATCCACAATCAGGACATTTCACAACTGCATCAGTTACACACTGAGGCATAGTCTCAAAAAAAGTATTTATCTTCTGAAACTGCATTTGCGACAAAGATTCTAAAAAATCCGATACTTCTTCATCATTCGAATCCGCAATATCGTAAACTTCGTCGCCATCATAGATATATTCGATACAATTTTTTAACATTTTCATTGTATCTTCAAATGTATTCAGATTTTGAACACCCTTAAGAATTTTAAAATCTGGATACTTCATTATCACACCAATAGTATCTGTTAAATCAATTCTATTTGTATGATCCTCATTATTTTCGATTTCAACATTATCAAGATTGATATCAAATCTAACATCTTTCTCAGTAGTTGATCCGTCTTCAGAACCAGCTGGACAGTCATGTTTATAATTTAACTGTACGATGTTTCCTACAGACTTACTACGAATGTTGACAAACAAATACTCTATGTCAAATGTCGCAAGACTTTCAATCTTTACGCCTTTGGTAATGATGCAGTTTGCAATAATTTGTTTTGCTGCATCTACTTGTTCTTCAACATCGTCTCCTTCGTTAGCCATCAATAGAATCTTTTCTTCCTTAACCAAAAAAGGTCTAAACTTTATTTTTTTCTTGGTTGACGGAATTGTAAGATTATAAGTTGGCGTATCTAACTTAGGTAGAGCCATTCTAATCTCCTATAATAAAAAATAAGTCACTACTATTATTTAGTCAGACTTTTTCCACTTGCGGTATGCCATTGTGACAGGTAAACTTGCGATTTCGTCCGATGCGTATGCATAAGTTATCTGCCCAATAGAAATTGGATATGCTTCTTCAAAGGTTATAGAGTAATTTGAAAAGTCTTTCAATTCTTTCTTCTCTAATTCTCCAAGAGTTCCTTTAACTTTGTCGATTGTAGATTGGATTTGATTTTGATCTGAGCTTCTATCATATGAATAGAAAGTACAATCCTTTACTACATCATCGTAATAAGATATATGAGAGGTATTATAACTATAAGCCAAATCCATCCATGCGCTGAAAAAATCTCGTTCTTTTAAATCTTTACTGAGATATACATTGAAAGATAAGTCTTCGTATATCATTCCATATGCAGATTTTCTTGGTGGGCCATAGTATTGAACTTCTTCTGTGGCGAGTTGTTTGCCTGGCAGTTCTAAATTATCAATTCTCAGAGTCAAGTTTTCCGACATTCCATCTGTAATACTATTAGGAAGACCGGCAGGGTATGGAATGAACATCGCATAGGTATTAGGTATCAATAAATTGTTTGATACTTTAGAAGAAAAATCTTGTATACTGAATTTTCCCCCTCTGTCGATAATAGTACTCTTAAATGGTTTCTTGCCGCCTCTTTCTGTAGTACCTTTATCGAAATTAAATCCGCGATTAAGGTTTGCGCTTGTTGGTGAATTCTCTGCCATTGTTATCCTCTCGCGGAATCAGACCAAACCTTACTTGCGCTGGCCTTTCTAAATCTCTGTACTGGAAGGAATATCGCTATATCCCATTCATTTGCGTCTATTGACACAAAACTACTCTTCACATTACTATACAAGTATCTCTTAATGCAAGGTTTGATCGTACTGAATTTACTTGCACCCTGTAAGACTCTATATGATAATGCAAGTCTTGTACTGGAGTCATATCTTGCATTTGTCGCAATATTACTTAGACTATTCATAATCAACATTCTGTTTCTTGGAGATACATAATGTAAATTCATTCCCAGAAATCCTCCAGAGAAGTAATCTACTGCGAATATCAACGGAAACTCATCATAATAGGGCAACTTGTCCTTAAACTTCGGATCGTAATTGTAGAAATACATTTTTCCTACTTGCGGAGTCGCTGCTCTTCTTTCTGAGTCGGACAGAAGACTTCTCCTACCCGGCTGACGCGATAATGCACTTGTTACTGCACTTTGTCTTACCTTTTTACTGAACCACTCTCTAGCCGCCGCTGAGTTCGGTTGTATACCCTTCTGGGCCAGTCTTTTGAGTAGTGGTCTAAAGTCTGCCATGTTCTATTTATGTTTATTTTCGATAAACTTTCACAGGAAGTTCAGTATAACCTCTGACAAATGATGAGAATGTGCGTTTCTCTTCACCTACAACCTCTATTCGATCAAATCTTTTCATTATTTCTTCCCAAAGAATCTTGAGTTGTAGTTCTGCGGTTCTATTTCCCATACAACGATGGATTCCAAAACCAAATGATAAATGATTACGAGCATTCTCTCTATCAATGATTAGATCTTCTCCATTAGGGAAAACTTCTTCGTCACGATTTCCGGAAACATACCACATAAGAATCTGGTCATGTTTTTTGATTTCTTTATTTCCGATAACACAGTCATCATTTGCGGTTCTTCTCATATACGCGAGGGGAGTTTGCCATCTAATAATTTCTGATACCATATTCGGTATCAATCCTAGATCTCCTTTGAGTTTTTCGTATTCTGACGGAAACTGGTTGAGGGCATGAACACCAGCAGACATGGAATTTCTTGTAGTATCATTTCCTCCCACAATCAGCAGAATAAGATTACCCAGAAACTCCATTGGCTCCATATCTTTTGTATGTTCTCCTTTGACCATCATAGAAACGAAGTCATTTGTAGGTTCTTTCTTTCTCATTTCCCAGACTTCGGTAAAATATTGTAGACATTCTACCAATTCGTCAATTCTTTGTTGTTCGCTGTCAATAATCCCTGCGCCGGGCACTGCAGTCGCAACGTCAGACCATCTTGTTAACTTTCTGCGTTCTTCAAATGGAAAGTCAAAGAGAGTTGCGAGCATTTGTGTGGTAAGTTCAATAGAAACTTTGTCTACCCAGTTAAATGTTTCATTCTCTGGGAGAGAATCTAAAACTGCACCAGTCCTTTCTCGTATCAGGGGTTCTAATCCCATCATACTTCTCATAGAAACTACTGGAGCAACTGTTCGTCGTTGAAGATCGTGTTTGGGTGGATCCATTGCAATAAACAAAGAGATATCTAGAGAACCTTCTGGGCGTGGAGTCCCGACAGGATACCCGATTGTTATCATTGGCTCAGAAGAAAACTCTTGATGGTTCATATCAACTTTTTTGATATCGTCATATTTTGTCAGTGACCAGAATCTTCCTGCAACATCTGTCTCGTTAAAGTGTACTGGATCTTCCTCTCTAAGTCTTTTAAACATTTCAAGACTTTTATTTTCTTCGAAGAGTCTATTCCATACTGGATTGAGTGTTTCTAATGGAACATCATACGCAGAAGGAATTTCGCCCTTGAATGCATCTTGTTCTGATCCTGCTCTGGCAAATCCTGCTGCGGCTGCGGATTCTCTTTCTTCCAGTTCCGCATAGTGTTCGCCGTCATTGCCATTACTTCCGATGATATCCATTCTCTTTTCATCTTCGTCTGTCCACATTGGTTGATTGCTCATGTTACCTCCAGTTTTACTTATTTAGTTTCGGTAAAATATGTTTTTCCGTGATGATTTTAAATTCCCATCCCTTCATCTCGCAGTATTTCTCTGCAGCCTTCCATTTTGCTTCATTGATACCCCAAGTCTTTACCTCGTTGATATACCTTCTCTGATTTTTCTTTTTTCTGGGTGGTTTTGTTTCTCGATTGGGTTTTATTTCAACCATACTGACTTTATCTTTTGTCCTTACAATAAAGTCTGGATAGTATCGATGCATCTTGTGAT